ATGATTTTCCTTGATGGTGTAAAAATTGGTCTAACCACAACCATAATGGCTATAACTAGTCCGTCTATCAGCACGACTCCAATTTACGAGCACCCACCTGTAATTGTTGCACAAAAAATTGAAAGTCCATTGGGCGGTGATTATAATATGACTTATAGTAGGAATATTCAAAATCAATACCTTGCTAATAATAACACAAAAAATAAATTGCTAAATCTATTTGGTGATACAAGATCATTGACCGCAGAAGAACATGAAATATACAAAAAGATATTGCATCAAGGTGCAAAGAAAATGGCATTGAAAGTTTGGTAATTCGGTATGCTTGAAGAATTTATTGATTTCTGCGCTGAAACATTTCCATCAATATCACCATATAAAATCGAAAGCTTAAAAAATGCTGTTGAACAGTTTAAGCAAAATGGTCATTTTTTTGAATGTTGTTTACCCACTCCTTTGGGTTATTATGCACAAGGGGATATTTTTACTGATTTGCCGTTCTCATTTGTAGATTCAAAAGGTGATTATAATATCATAAAAAGACATGGTATTCTGCTTTCGAACACTTGTGATGCATCTCGCAATGATACATTGATTTTCGCTGCACTACAACCAATTGAGTTAACGAAAGATTCTCCTCAAATGAGAAATGACTTAAAAAATAACAAGTTAACACAGTTTATGTATATTCCGCGTGAAGAATTAAAAGACAAAGCTATTGATTTTGGTTTAATAAACTCATTCCCTAGAGAATTAATAGTAAATGGGTGTTCTGCAAATAAAACTAAAAAAATATGCTCACTTAACGATTATGGCTTTTATATATTACTCACCAAACTCACTATTTTTTTTGCAAGAAGACAAGACGAAGAAACGGAAAGAGATAGGAGAATTGGAATACATATGTAAATGAACAGCACCGCTAAATTATAAACCTAAATTACTAATTGAGAAAATTCTAATAAACTATCCAAAAGCTCCAAAAAATATACCATTTTTTATGATTTGCAAACAAAAACAGCCGACAAGGAATAATCCCTGTCGGCTGTCTTACTACCTACTTGATTTTAATTTTCTGCCCCACATAAATGAGATTAGCGTTCTTGATACCATTGTTCTTGACAAGTTTCGCAACAGTGGTCTTGTACCGCTTAGCGATGCCTGAGAGCGTGTCACCACGCTTCACAGTGTAAGTCACTGTCTTCTTGGTGGTGCTTGCAGACGGCTTGCTAGTCGGTCTGATAGCCTGCTTCTTGAAGCCGTTCAGCCCTGCCGCCTTGATCTTCGCAGGATAGTCCACATGGCAGATATCCATATCAACATTGCCGCTGATACCGCTGACCTTGCCACTGCTTGTGTACTGCCACATACCATAAGTGCCGCCGTAGTTACAGCGTGAGCCGTACTCAGCGACCCAAAGAGCATATCTCTTAGCGACGTAGGCAGATATGTACTGCTGCAATGGACTTCTGCTTATGTAGATACCTGCCCAGTAGCCTGCATGTTCAAGTGCATTGCAGAAAGTCTTGACAAGGCTGTTGCAAAATGCTCTGCCCTTTGCGAACTGTGAACGTTCCTCAAGGTCAAAGTATATCGGATACTCAAACGTCTTGCCCTTGATAGCGTTGATACAAGTCTGAGCCTCTGCCTTTGCGTCCTCGACACTCGCCGCATAGCTATACCAGTAAGCACCAACCTTTAGCCCTGCCGCCTTAGCTGCCTTGTAGTGGTTCTCGAAATATGGGTCTTTCTGATTAGCGTACTTGCCATAGCCTGCACGAATGATAACGAAATCGACCCCCGAAGCCTTGACCTTCTTGAAGTCAACGCCCTGCTGATACTGTGAAACGTCAATGCCCTTAAATGTCTTTGCCATAAAAATTACTTCCTTTCCAAATCGTCAATTCTATGATTAGCCACCTTGATTTTCTCGTCGATCAAAGCATAATCCTGTTCCAGCTTATAGGTGCGAGCAATAACACTGTTGTGCTTGTCCACACGCTCAGACAGCTTGTCTATCTTGTATTCAATAAGCTTTTGGCTGTCGTACTGCGCCTGTTGCATAGTCTTACGGCTGTTAGATGCTATGACAAGCTGACACACTACCGCCGAAGCCGCCGTTATCAGTGCAACGATAATTGCTTCCGTCACTCGTCATCACCTGACTTTCTTTTGGCTGACTGCCTTTTGGCTGACTGCGTTCCGAAGTAGAACGATATCACCACAGTAAACACTGTAATAAACTGCTCTGCTGAGATCGTGCGACGAAGTGCCAACACGCAGAACACCGCTGTCAGCAGGATAGTTACTATCGACTTTACGTCAATGAGCTTTGATAACTTCTGTTTCATGGTATACCTCCTTTGTTATTTCTTTGAACTGCTCCGGACTAATAACGCCTGCCTTGACAAAATCTTTGACCTTTGCCAGCGAATACACGCCCAGATCATAGAAACGTTTAATAATGCTGTAATACATCACTCGCCCTCCTCACCTATCAGCGTGCCTGTCATAGCAGCTGTGTATAGCACTTGTGCCATTATTTTGTCTTGCTCGGTCACTGTAGGTTTTTCAAAATCTTCGGTAGATAGCCCCAGTTTGTCAGCCATTTTCTGCTGTAGATTTGTCATGTTGTACCTCCCACTTCTGATAGTTTCACGATATACTCTTCTTCGTTCGGAACAGGTATGCGATAACTGTCATTGCTGTTTTTGAATGTCACTGAACCCCCTGCCTCGACCTCGATATTTCGTAGAAAATCATCTGGTATCAGGGTTGAAATATCCGTGATTATAGGGTTCGCTAGTTCGTAGTATAG